TAAATAAATATCAAAATAAATAATTTTTATTTAAAGATAACACTTTATTATTAAATATTATGAGTTCTAGTACCAAAGGTGATGGTAATTCTTTTATAAATAATTTATTAGAAAGTCATAAAGAACCAACTGAAGATGAATTAAATGATTTAAAAACGATGGTTAGTGATTGGTTTAAATATGATGATCAAATTAGAAAATTACAAATAGCTATTAAAGAAAGAAAAGTACATCAAAAAGCATTGCAAGGAAAAATAGAAAAATTTATGTTTGATTACCAATATAAAGATTTAAATACACAACATGGAAAAATAAAAGCTAATGAAAGAAAAGTAAAGGTTCCTGTTAAAATGACAGAAATAAAAGAAAAAATATTAGAGTTAAAACATTTGTCAGGAGAAGAGTTATTAAATGAAATTTTCAATAAAGAAAATAGACCGACTATTTTAAAAAAAAATATAAGAAGAGTTATACCATCTGTAAATTTACAAATTTAATTAAAAATCATTACATTCAATAAATTCATAACCCATCATTTTATCATATTCATAATTAGTAGAATAATATGTTTTTCTAATATTAAATTTATTAATATATTTTTGACAATTAATACATGGTTTAGAATATTTAAGTACATTACAGTTACTAATTCTAACAACAAATAGTTCAGATTTACTTAGAATATCTTTATTTATTTTTTTTTTAGTTGCATTATTAATTGCAACAATTTCAGCATGCATACTATAATTATTTCTAGCTTGATTTGTAAAAATATTGTAACCTTTACCAATTATATTTTTTTTATAAACAATAATTGCACCATGTTTTTGAAACATATTAGACTGTTTTGCTAAATCAGCAGCAATATTTAAATAATATTGACGACGCATATTAATATTTTCAGATAATTCAAAATCAAAATATTGAAAATAAAGTGAAGTACATATAACTTCATTTTGTAGAGATTTTAATTCTTTTTTGATATTTTTATATTCTTCATTTGTTTTAATATTGTAAATTTTATCAATTGAGTTTTTCAGTGCAGCTCTAGAATCAATCATTATACTAAATATAAATTGTCAATTTATAAAATATAAATTAATTGATCATCATTTTTTTTAATAATATTGAATAAAAAGTACATTTTTATATTTATTTATATTTTTAAGAAAAGATTTATAAATTTGAAATTATTTAATGAAATGTACTTTTTTTTATAATAAATATATAAATAAAAAATGATTATATATATTGTGTATATATTTTATCTATAATATTATTTAATTTTAATAAATGACAAGAATAAATCTAGACGAAACTTATGATTTAGAATTAGATGAAACTTCCGCAATAAATAAACAACCATCATTAATATCAATTCAATTAAAACCTCATCAATTAGCATGTTTAAAAAAAGCATCTATTATGGAAAAATTTGGAAGTATAAAATATAATATAGATGGTTCTAAACATAATGATATATATAATACATGTTTAAATGGTCAATATAATATTAATACTAATATAGGTATAATAGGTGATATAGTTGGTTATGGTAAAACTTTAACAGCATTATCAATAATATCTGAATGTAAATTAGATGATATTTTTTTAAATAAAAAATATGAAAAAAGTTTTATAAGTAATTCTAATTATTCATATTTTAGTTATTCGACAGATAATAAAATTATAAAAAAAAATACTAATATGATTAATTCTACATTGATAATTGTACCACGGGGACCAGTTTATGTACAGTGGGAAAAAACTTTAAAACAAGATACTAATTTAAAATATTTAGCAATAGATAATTTAAATTTTATAAAAAAAAATTTACCAAATCCGGAAAATATTACAAATGAAATTATATTAGAATATTTTAATGATTATGATGTTGTATTAATTAAAAATACAACATTAGAAGTATTATTTAGATATTATAATGAATATTTTTATAATAATATAGCAACAGCATCATGTTTTAATTATTTATTCAGATGGAAGAGAGTTATGATTGATGAAGCACATGATATTATTAAAACTATACCAATATTACATTATTATTATTTATGGTTAATATCTGGGACTTATGAAGAATTAATTAATTCAATAAGATCACCTACTGCTATCTTATATGATATTCGACAAGTATTTAATGATATTAAAAATATTAAATTAATGTTAATTAAATGTAAAAAAGAATTTGTAAGAAATAGTTTTAAGTTACCTGTACCTGAAGAAAAATATTATTTATGTAAAATGCCAATACAATTTATGGCAATTAAAGATTTAATTTCAAATAGTATAATTGATAAATTAAATGCAAATGACATTGTTGGTGCTATTAAAGAATTAGGTGGTAAAACAGAAACAGAAAATGATATGGTGGAATTAGTATCTAAAGATATAAATACAGATATTGAAAATAAAAAAAAAGAAATAGATTATGTAAATATATTAGATATACCAGATGATATTAAAAGTCAAAGATTAGATAAGTTAAATAATGATTTAATTAATTTAAATGATAAATTAAATAATCTCAAAAAAAGAGTTACAGAATTATCTAATAAAACATGTGCTATTTGTATGGATATTTTAGATAAACCTATAATCTTAAAATGTACTCATTCATATTGTGGTGTTTGTTTAATTAATTGGATAAATAAAAATTCTAAATGTCCTGAATGTAGAAGTATAATTAATACAGATGATATGATTGCGATAACAAATAATAAAAATGAAATAACTAATGAAAATACATTATTAACAAAAGTCGATACATTAATTAGTATTATTAAAAATAAAATAACTGGTAAATTTCTTGTTTTTAGCAAATATGAAACAGGTTTTAATTCAATTATTGAAAAACTTAAAGAAAACAATATCTCATATGGTGAATTAAAAGGTACAACAAATCATATGATGAATATTTTAGATGATTTTAAAACTTCTAAAATAAAAGTTATATTATTAAATACTTATCATGCTGGTTCGGGAATAGATATTAGTTTTGCAACAGATGTAATAATATTTCATTCAATGGGTTTATATAAAAATCAAGCGGTTGGTAGAGCGCAAAGAGTTGGTAGAAACGATAAATTATTTATTCATAATTTATGTTATGATCAAGAAATGCCTAAAAATAACTAAAAATAAAATAAATATATAATTAGTATTAATAAAAAAAATGATTATTAGATGATGAATATAATATATCATCTTGATATGAATATTACTACTATTATTTATTACTTTACAAATTATAATAATATTTCATACAATTATAATATTTCAGACTATTACAATATGTTAGTAAAAACAATTACTTCGTTTAATAATAATTCGTTAGAATTATTTAATAATATTAATTTTGATAATAAATTACTAAATATTACAGTAACATTTTCAATTATTATACTAATTCAATACGCTTATATTTATTATATTTTAGGAGAACTTTCAAGATTAGAAACAAAAATTTTAAATGTAACAGAAGATATGATTAAAGAAAATATTGAAAAGAATATTGAAAAAAATATTGAAAAAGATATTGAAAAAGATAATATTAATCCAAATAAAAGACAATGTTTGGGATTCAATATTAAAAAAACAAATAATTTGCCAAGAAGAAATCCTAAAAGATCTACAAATAATGATATTAAAACTACTAAAAAACTAACTTTTGATGATTTCTACCAAGAACAAAAAAAATTTATTAAAGATAATTATCCTGATTTTAATGCAAAAAAAATTTACATGCACGCAAAAAAATGTTATACAGAAGGATATGCTTATGTTGATTAATTAATTTAATTAATAAATCTTAATAAAAATAAAAAATTATATAATTTTTATTATTTAAGCTTTGGGTTTACGACCTCTTTTTTTTAGGACTTTTTTTAACTTTATTTTTATTGCATCTGCTGGTTTTAGAATTTCTATGTTGATTAGATTTGCATGATTTGGATGATTTTTTTTTGGTTGTAGTGCGTTTTTTCCACTTACCTGCAGCAACCATAGCTGCAACAAATTTTTTAACTTGACAGAATTTGCCTTTATGTTTCATATAAACTTTTCTTGTAGGTTTACCAGAAACTCTTTTGTATATTACACGTTTTTTACCACATATAGATTTTTTTCCAATTACTTCATACGCTTTTTTTACACCTCCTCCAATTACAGTAGTCATTTTTCTATAATAAATATAGAAAAAAAATAATTAAACTACCAATTTAACCGCACTTCCTAATCTTAAATCTGTATTTAGCATTATTTTATATCCAGCATCAATTATATTTTTACATAAATTATATTCTTCTGATGGAACAACATTATATTTAGAACCATCTTCTTTATCAATAACTAAATTATTACCATCAAAATATGGATAAACTAATTTATCAAATACCTCTGATCTTGCACCAAAAAATGATAATCCTACATATTCTACTTCCATATATTTATTATCAGAAGTTTCTTTCCATTTATCTAATTCTTCTTGATTTAAATATTTAAAACCACCATATTTTGCAAAATAATCCCTATCTATTTTTTTTATAACATTATAATTAATTGCATCATCGGTTTTATACATTCCTGATACAACATCATATTCATCTAATGAATTAATCATATCAATAATTTGTTGTGGTGTGAACAACATATTATGATCGATTGAAATCCAATAATCATATTTAGTATTATTAAATGGTTTATGTATTTCATTATTTAAACCTAAAGTTCTTAAACGTGAATGAATCGATGATTGATTATCACCACATGCAATTAAAAATTCATAATTACCAGATTGCCATAAATAACTCAAAGTATTAGTCCAACATAATAAAAATTTAGAAGAAAAATTTTCTCCTTGAAAAGCTAAAGCAATAATTTTTTTTTTTTTTTCATCTTCTAAAACTTTGTTTTCATCAATTACTAAATTTTCCATATTTCTATTTAGTAATAAATCTTTTTTGTTTATATAGATTTTTATATTTATTTAAAAAGATTATTATTTAATATAGTATGAAAAAATTTATAACACCATATATATATAATTATGCTAAAAAAATAATGCCGAAAATATCTGAAACTGAAGCTGCAGCACTAAATTCAGGTACAGTATCTATTGATGGAAATATTTTCAATGGTAACTTAAAAATAAAAGATTTAATTAATAAATATAATTTTGAATTGAGAAATGATGAAAAAAAATTTATTGATAACGAAACTAATAAATTATGTGAAATTTTAGATAATCATGATATTGAAACAAAACAAAATTTACCACCTTCTGTATGGAAATATATTAAAGATAATAAATTTATGGGACTTGTTATATCTAATAAATTTGACGGATTACAATTTAGTGCCCATGCACATTCAAAGATTGTTGAAAAAATTGCATCACGCAATGGTGCAGCAGCTGTAACTGTAATGGTACCAAATTCTCTTGGTCCCGGAGAATTATTATATCATTATGGAACAGAAGAACAAAAAGCATATTATTTACCTAGATTAGCCAAAGGATTAGAAATACCTTGTTTTGGTTTAACAACATCAAAATCGGGATCAGATGCGGCATCAATGTACGATGAAGGAATTGTTACAATAAAGAATAATGTATTAGGTATAAATGTTACATTTTCAAAAAGATATATTACATTAGCACCCGTTGCATCTTTAATAGGTTTAGCATTTAAATTAAAAGATCCTAATAATTTATTAAAAAAAGGAAAGGAAGGAATAACAGTTGCACTTATATCTAATTCTACACCAGGTATTAATATTGGTAATCGTCATAATCCCTTAAATATAGGATTTATGAATGGTACAATAAGTGGTAATTCTGTATTCATTCCAATTGATTCTGTAATTGGCGGTGAAGAAAAATGTGGTTATGGTTGGAATATGTTAATGGAATGTTTAGGTGAAGGAAGAGGTATATCATTACCTGCATTAGCAGTGGCAACATCAAAATTATGCACATATGGTGTAGGTGGTTATGCACGTATTAGAAAACAGTTTAATATTCCAATAGCAGAGATGGAAGGTATAAAAGAAAAATTAGCAGAAATAGCAGTTAAAAATTATCAATTAATTTCAGCACAAGCTCTTTTTAATTCTATTATTGCAAATAATGAAAAACCACCTGTTTTATCAGCAATTATGAAATATCAATGTACTGAATATGGTAGAATAAGTATTAATCATGGTATGGATATTTTAGGTGGTGCAGCTATTTCAAAAGGACCTATGAATTATTTAGCATCTGCATATAGTGCAATGCCTATAGCAATAACTGTTGAAGGTTCGAATACATTAACTAGATCATTAATAATATTCGGACAAGGATTAAATCGTTCTCATCCACATTTATTAAATATAATTAAAACAATACAAGATGGTAATAATATAGATGAATTTCATAAAAATCTTATTAAAATTATAAAACATAGTATTTATAATTTGAAAACATCTTTATATTATTCTATTTATTTAAAATTATATAATAAAAAAAATAATAATATAACAGAATATTATCAACATCATCTTAATAGAGTTGTTTCTAATTTTGCATTAACATCTAATATTGCATTATTAATGGGTGGTAAAATTAAAACAAATGAATATATATCTGGTAGATATGCTGATATTTTAAGTAATATTTATATGGGATATGCTTGTTTATGGTATTATGAAAAAAATAAACATATAAGTAATATTGATAAACTATTAGAATCTAGTATGAATTATCATTTTAATAATATACAAAATTCTACATATGCTATTTCTAATAATTTTCCAATACCTATTATGGGTTCATTCATTAAAATATTTACTTATCCATTTGGTGATAATTATTACCCTCAAAAAGATAAATTAACAAGTGAAGTAGCTAAATTAATATCTACACCTAATTCAGTAAGAGATTTATTAACTGAAAATATTTTTATATCAAATGATGTAAATGATAGATTAAATCAAATAGGTAAGGGTATTCAAATTTCTTATGATGCAGATATTATAAGAAAAAAATTAAAAAATAAGGAAGTTATTACAGAAAATGAAAAAAAAATTATATCCAAGGCAGATAAATTAGCAGATAAAATTATTCAAATAGATTCATTTGAAAAAATTGGTGATATACATTAATTATTCTATAATTGAATTTATAAATCTTTCTATTTCTTCTGGTGTTTTTTCATTTAAAATAATTGTATGATTCGATTTTTTTAAATCTGTTTCATTGATTGTTAATTTAAAAGCACCTGAATTTTCTTTACTTGTTTCTTTTCTACGTGTAATTGATTTATTAAAATATGGTTGTGCTGTTCTTGATTGTTTTTCATAATGTTCTTTTGAAAAATTTGGAATAATACTTAAATACATATTTTCTGGAGTTACATCAACAAAACACATAAATTCTACATTCCATGGATGTTCTCCTAATTCGTGTTGAAATGTATTATTATTTCCTAATCTAGCTGTTTTTACTTCTGTATTTTTTTTTTTAATTTTTCCATCACCATTACCACCTCCTATTTGTTTAGTTTTAGAACCATCGATAGTACATTCTATATTAAGATTGTTACATATATTATTTATAATTATTTCACCTACATTACCAACATTATTAGCAACTAAATCATTTATTTCTTTAAATTTTGAATTAGACCAATCAATACCATTCATATATTGTTTTTTTTTTTGATCTTCAATTACGTCAATTATCATTTGAGTATACATATTATATTGTTAATTGAAAAAAATTTGCAAGGATAATCATTTTTTTTATATTTTGTTTTCAAAATTTATCTTTTATTTGCGATGTTCTTATATTATAAGCAGAATTTGTAGATAAAAATGCTACAGTAGTCCAATCAATATTTTTAAATTTAATTAAATTCGCTTTTTTATCTTTATTAAAAACAATTCCATAACCTTTTTTATTTGGTAATTCATTAAAAGTTTCATAATATCTCATATTATCTTTTCCGTAACATGTAGAAGGTATATAAATATCGCATTTATTAAACATTTTTACATTTCTTGTTGATGATGGTGTACCCCCATCAGATAATGAATATATTTTTAAAATAGTATCATCATTATCTTTTATTTTATATTTTATATTTTCGTGATATTTAGACCAAACTTGAAATATACATTCTATTTTAATTTTTTTACCATTTGGTTCTTCGAAATTCGAATTTAATTTTTCACTATATATTAAATTAAATCCCTTTACTCTTTTACGAGGCACGCCTTTCCCATCACTTTCAAATAATTGTGGTAAAATAAAACATACATAATCTGCAAATTTATTTGCATGTAAAATAAATTTTAAAGCCAGTTGTCCTCTTAAACCAAATGGTGGATTACCAATTGCTATATATTTATTGTTAATATTATTTGGTGGTAACCAATTCAGAAAATCATGTTTTATTATTTCATCATTTTTTGGTTCTATATCTATACCTATTCTTCTATTTGATGGTAATATATTCAAAAAATTTCCATTTCCAGCAGATGGTTCAATATATATATATTCATTCTCATTTTCATTATATTCACTTAAAATTTCTAATGATTTTTTATAACATTTTTCTGCAGTTTCTTTTGGTGTAAAAAATTGATCTTTTTCTTTAGATGTAAATTTTGTATAATCTATATCTATATTTGCAATTCTCATTAATTCAAAGGTATATAATTTAGGAACATTTTTCAATTCTATCCATCTTTTTAT